ACCACATTTTAGGAACTGGCTCATACACTATGCCATCGGCTGTGTATGTTGGTCTGTCTACAGGTTCTTTTGCTGACGATAACAGCGGCACAGAGCTTACCGGCAATGGTTATGCTCGTGTAGCAGCTACGTTTAACGCAGCGGCTTCTGGCACGGCTGACAACAGCGCAGCTATTGAGTTTTCAGCAGCAACAGCAAGCTGGGGTACAGTAAGCCACTTTGGGTTGTTTGACGCATCATCAAGCGGAAACCTGCTTATCCATGGTGCGTTTACCACTGCAAAGCTAATTGACACAGGTGACATCTTAAAGATTTCTGCTGGCGACCTAGACGTTACAGCAGCGTAGGTGTAGCTGATGGCCACCGGCACTCCGCACCTAGATAACTTTACTGGCAGTATTGATGCGCTTCCATACTCTCTGGACAGCGCATTACTGCTTACTAAGGTTGATTGGTCTAACCCCACTCTTGAGCAGTTAGACGCTTGGGGTACGCTGGAAGATTTAGATAATTACGGCCTCACTCTTGATACGCTAGACCAGCTTGAGGTTAAGCATTTTCAAGGCACTGCTACAGCAGCAATTACTGTTGCAGCAGAGGTACAGTTTGCTATTGAAATGTCAGCAGCGGTGTCTATCTCCGCATCCGCTACGGCAGATAATACACGCATCCGTGAGATGGCAGGCTCCGTAACAGGTGCTGCTGACTTCGATGCCGTTATAACACCTATTAGAACAATGAACGCATCTGTAAGCGTTGCTGTTACTGATACGGCTGATATAAAAAGAATTAGGCCGATTGCATCAAGTGTTTCGTCTTTTGTCAACGTGTCCTGTATTGCAAGAGTAGTTTACTCTGTTTATGCGACTCCTAATTTGGTTGTAACGACAACAGGTGCGCCTAATGGTATATTTGCCATGGCAGGTACACCAGAAACTGCTATAAGCGTTTTATGCGATGCAAAGCGTCTTGGCGAGGATTGGGATGATGTAGCTTTAGGCACAGAAGTCTGGAGCGATGTCACCATTGGAAGTGAAATTTGGGGTACTGTGACAGTAGGCAGTGAGGTTTGGGCGACACAATGATACAGTTCGGAGAATGGCTGCCTGACCAGCCTGATTACTTAAATGCTGGGGTTATTGATGCGCATAACGTAGTGCCTGCCTACAATGGCTACCGCAGTCTTGGTGAGTTTGTAGAATATTCTGACAGCGCAGATAGCACTATTTTAGGGGTGTTTTCGGCCAAGGATAGCTCTGGAAACGTAAAGCTATTTGCTGGTGATAGCGGAAAATTATACTTATTTAATCAAACAGGTTCTGCGCTTGATGATGTCAGCGATACAGGTGGTTATTCTTTGCTTTCTTCAGAGCGTTGGCGTTTCGTAAAGTTTGGCGAAGAGGTCATTGCCGCTGGTGGTATTGGCGAAAGCCTGCAAAAGTTCAATGTATCTACTGATAGCGCATTTAGCGTTTTGTCTACAGACGCACCAAAAGCTGACTTTATTGCGGCAGTGCGTGATTTTGTGTGGACTGCTAATATTGATGAAGGGTCTGGTCGTGTACCGTATCGCTGCTATTGGTCTGGTTTTAACGACACGACAGCTTGGACGGCTGGCACAGAGCAATCTGATTTCCAGGACATACCTGATGCTGGTGCGATTACAGGCTTGGTAGGGGGTGAATATGCGACCATCCTTATGGAGCGAGCCATTGTTCGCGCCACATATACTGGCCCGCCGCTAATTTGGCAGTTCGATAAGGTTGAAACTGCTCGTGGGTGTCAGGTTGCTGGCTCAGTCTGCAATATTGGTCACATGGTGTTTTATCTATCTGATGATGGTTTCTACGCATTTGACGGCTCTAAATCACAGCCAATTGGCGCAGAAAAAGTTAATCGTTGGTTTTTTGATGATTTTAACTTTGGCTACAAAGACAAGATGACGTCTGTGGTTGACCCGCAAAACCAGTTAGCTATCTGGTCATATGTTAGCAATAGTGCCATCGACACCACACCAGACCGCTTGCTTATATACAACTATGCTTTGAACAGGTGGTCATACGCCACAGTTCGCGCTGACTTAGTAGCACCATTTTTTACTGCTGCTTATACATTAGAAAGCCTAGACCAGATTTCTACATCGGTAGATGCCTTGCCAGCATCATTAGACAGTGCGCTTTATAAAGGCGGTCAGTATCTATTTGGTGGTGCTTTAGGTGACAAGATTCACGCATTTTCTGGAGACCCGCTAGAAGGCACCATTATTACAGGTGAAACAGGTATTGCCACAGGAAATCACACGATTGTTACCAGAGCGTATCCTTATCACGAGGACGGCACTGTTACAGTGGCTATAGGCCTTAGAGGCGCACACACAGACCTAGTATCCTATACAGCGGCTGGTAGCGTTAATGAAGCTGGGTTTGTGCCGTTCAGAGCGCAAGACCGCTATCACAGGGCTAAGATGGTTCTGTCAGGTCAGTGGTCATATGCACAGGGTATGGACATCGAGGCAAGGCAGGTAGGTAGGCGATGACTATTGAGCAGCGCACCACTAACTTTCGTATCTTAAACCCTATTACGGCTACGACACGCGAGATTGCTGAGGTTCTAAACCGCACGATTAACGGCGGCCTGAACAGCGTTGGCTATGTGACATTGCCAGCAAACACAACGCAGACCACTGTGCAGGAGCCGCGATACTCCACATCTAGCTTGGTTTTCTTTTGCGGGGTAGACCACAATCCGTGGCATCATAACCCTTATATTGATGGCACAAGCACTAACGGCACTATGATTATTAACCACGACAATCAGGGACACGATGCAGATTTCGCCTACCTCATCATTGGATGAACTAGAACGTCTAGCTCACCACATTGAAGCCGCACTTGCGTACTCTGGTGATACGCATAGCCTTCTGCATGTTGTAGATGCTATAAAGGACGGTAGCGCACAGTTTTTTCCACTTGAAAATTCTGTTATAGTGACTGAGATAGTTGACTACCCGAAAAGAGCCGTATGCAGGATTTGGTTGGCAGGCGGTGAGATGGATGAGCTTATAGAGGCTGAGAAAAGCATTGTTGAATGGGCTAGAAGCCACGGATGCGATGGAATGGAAATTATCGGACGCAAAGGCTGGGAACGCCAGCTAAAGGACTATAAGCCAGCGTCAACTGTATTGATAAAGGAAATATAAGATGAGCAAAGGCGGCGGTAGCACAAGAACAATCAATACGATGGTGAACCCACCAGAGTATGCAAAGCCATTCCTTGAGTACGGACTTTCACAAGCAAAGGATTTGTATGGCTCTGCCCAGCCTCAGTATTACCCTGGTCAAACCACTGTTGGATTTTCACCAGAGTCTGAAATGGCCTTGTCCGGTATTCGACAGCAAGCTATAACTGGTAGCCCCTTCATAAGGGGCGTACAAGATGTTGTGATGCAGAACCTGATGGGTACTAACCCGCTACAGGCCGCTGCATTCCGTCCAGTTGTTGAGCAAGTGCAAGCACAGGCCGCCAAGGCCGGTAGATACGGCTCTGGATACCAGCAGGCTGCGTTGGGACAGGCATTGGCACCAATGGCTTATGAGGCGCAGCAACGAGCGATTGCACAGGCTCCGCAAGCTCGTGAGTTTGGTATGGCTGACCTTATGAGCTTGGCACAGGTTGGAGGCGCAAGAGAAGCGCAGCAGCAGGCAGAGCTTGCAGCAGATATTGAACGCTTCCAGTTTGAGCAAAACCGTCCACAGCAGAAGCTGCGTGATTATATGGCTACTGTTGCTGGTGGTACTGTAGGCAGCGAACAGATTACGCCGCAGTTCAGAAACCCAACAGCAGATTTCTTAGGCATGGCTACACAGGGCGTTGGTCTTGCTAGTCAGCTTGGCCTACTTGGCGCATAGGAGAGCTTGATGGACACTAGAGACCTGCTAAACCTAAGACGAATGGTTCTTTCTGGTGCTACTCGTAAACCAGCAATTTCTGCTTTTTTGGACGCAGATGCCAGAACTGGCCCAGCCCCACAGCAGACAGTACAGCAAACACCTGGCTCTGTAGTGGAGAATGCTCGTCAACGTGCCTTAATGGCTCTAGGAGCGTCACAAAAGCCAAGTATGGGCATACCGCAAGCAAGGCTGATAACGCCGACCACAGCGTCTTCTGGGCTTGGTTCTATGCTGCCTGGACGCGGTACACCTGGCTCTGCTGCATTAGGTGCTTTCGGGCAAACTATGTCACAGCTAGGTGGCTGGCAGGATAAGCCTATGACCTTTGGGCAAATCCTTGGTGCGTCTCTGGGCAAGGCTCGTGAGGCGTATGGTACGGCTCAAGAGAGAGAATCTGCTATTGCTGAGAAGAAAGCTGCTGCTGAACGGCAGGCAGAGCTTGATGAGTTTAGCCGCCGCA